TGCACTTGTTTCTCCGTTCTCTATTGCAGAGGTGCGATTAACATTTGATGATCCCCTAATTTCTTCAGCTATTCCTGAGCCTATAATAGCGCCGGTCTTATCTATAACCTTGGCCTGGACAACAACACGCTGCCCATCATCAACTATTATACTTGTATCTATGCCTAGATCAGTACCAAATGCTTTACGAAAAGCTTCTACACGTACAAATACTTCAGTATATTTTTTACCGCCACGTTGCGTAACGCCATGCGATCTGTTGAGGTTATTAACCTCAGACATTGCATTAATTAGTTCTTTCATTTCTTACTCCCAAATAGTTGTTTAGCTTTTATCAATATATCTGGGTTGAGATCTCGCCATACAAAACTCTCGGCAAACTGTGGGTCTGTTAACGATAGTAGCTCTGGCAAATCATCTGCAACCTGCATTAGTTTTTCTCTACGTTTACAGGCTTGCACAATGTTATCCAAAGCAAACTGAAGCTCATCAATCGTAGGCTCCAGTATTACATAGCCAAGTCGATTTGCATACACAATTTTAGGTATGATTTTAGACAAGTGCCAGTAACCGGCAATCTGCATAAGATGTGGTGCTTTTATTTTCTTTGGCAAAGAGTTTGCTCTAGGACTATCTGTATCAGCAGCCTGATCCCATTGTGTCTTTAGTTCTACACGGCCCTCGCCATAGTCTGGCTTACCAAAGTAAGGTAGCTGACAGTGCGGTAAGTAACCGAATAGATCTATCTCACCTACTATCCTGTTAGAGCCCTGCATGGCCTCTCTCACGCCCTGTACTGAGTTCTCACACACTAAAGAGAACTCTGACTGTACAAGGTCACCCTTCTTACTACGCTTACCCTCAGCGTCATAATAGATCCTCTCGCGGTGTGCGATAATAAGATTATCTTTGTCAGCGTCACGCCAGTGACCACCCTGGTAACCTTGCAGAAGGTTTATTGCATCGCCCATAGCTTCATTAGGTGACGCATCATCTACTAGTAACCGGTCAGCATACACTTGTGCAGCGCGTCCGGACACCATGTTTGGGTTATCTTTGTACTGCGATAATCCTAAGCTATCTTTGTAATACCCAGAATCACGCAATATCTTTCTAGCTTCTTGTTCATCGTATAAAGGGTGTTCCCATCCATTAAGTATTTGCCACGCTTTATTGTGCTGCACACGCAGGTACGCCTTATCAAAAAACGTCCATGCATCTGGCGTTGATGGATTACTGTGATGCTTATAATTGAACCTGTCGGCCCATCCTGTTTTCTTCAATCCCATATCTATACCCTTGACATATTGTGTCACGAACATATGCTAACGATAATTTTTTGCAAGGAGAAATTTTATGAAACTTGAAGAATGGCGCAAAGAAAAGGGTTACAGCTACCCTCAGCTAGCGCAGAGATTAGATGCCAAGCATGGCACTGTCGTGCGGCGTTGGTGTTTAAGTAAAGATCATAAAGATTACAAGATACCATCAACTAAGTATATGTTAATTATACAAGAAACTACGATGGGCGCTGTAACACCTAACGACTTTTATAGGTGATCTATGGGTGGTAAAGCGAGTAGAGATAAGGGTGCAGCTTTCGAACGCGAGATTGTAAACTGGCATCGAGAAAAAAATGTAGAGGCAGAACGCATACCCTTGTCAGGAAGTGTCAAGGGTTCGTTTGCAGGTGACTTAATTATAGGACCGGAGAAGGCGTTGCTTGCAGAATGTAAGAGAAGGGCCAGGGCGTGGCAAGATTTGTATGATGCCCTAGACCAGGATGGCAGCGATATGTTGTTTATCAGAAAAGACAGGGAGCGCACGTTGGTTGTGTTGCCTTTAGAAACTTATGAAGCATTCCTTGAATGGATAGGCTGGAAGGAGAACTAATATGCCATATACACAAGAAGGTGTCGGATACCAGAAAACAGATACTAGTCGTGCAGCAGCACGTAGTAATTACCCAGGCAAACTTAGTGCGCGTGACCGTGTGTTGCAGTTGTTACAGAAAATGCCGTTGTCTCTAACGTCACATGAGATTGCTGACGTACTACAAATACCAGAGGTTACAGTGCGTCCAAGGTTGTCGGAGTTGCGTAACGATGACAAGATTGTTGACAGTGGTCAGCGTGGAGAAACGCCCTGGGGCAAGAAGTGTATCAAGTGGAAATCAGCATGAGATACGGTGGTTTAGAAGTCAAAGGCAGTGAGGCAAACTTTGTGTTTTACAGTGCTGACGGACAAAGGTTTTATGAACCTGCAAAGAAATGCCCTGACTGCGATGCAAGCGGTCAGGTGCTAGGCGAGAAAGCTACCGTAGATTATGTCAATGGTGGCTCACTTGTTGAGATTGTAGCGACATGCCTGGAGTGCGAAGGGCTTGGTTTTGTAGTGGATGATAGCGATTAAAAATAGGGGATTGACAAATGCCACTAAAGAAGTACGCTAACGCGAGCCCACCAGGGCGAGATAATAACTTACAAGTTACTACTACCAGTAACTACAGTAGTTACTGTAAAGAAACTAACAATAACTATTTAACTAGTAATAACTACAAGATCTTACAGGAGACGCTGACTCGGATGTCACCGGCGTACAAGATGGGTAAGAAACGTAGGCAAGAAGATCCGTTGTCCTGGCGAATACAGAAAGTCAGTAGCAAGATGAGGCCAATGATGTCTGTAGATAAATTTTTAGAAGTTTCTAAAAGTATCGCAGTGGCTAGCCCAATGGAGCAAGTAGAGATTATACATCGATTAGAAATCTGGCTAGACAAGGTGCATGGGATCAAGTTATAACAAACTAGAAGTATGAGTTTCATCGCTTGTAAACTGCTCACATACTTCTCCTGATGGGCCGTAGTTCTCAGTCCGTTTGGTTAACTGGCCCTTGCCTGGTCAGGCTGGCATAGAAGTCTCCTGCACGGCGAGGGCGTTTTTTTAAAAGGAAGACACATGGGCAAGAGCAGAACAATTAACACACAAATAATGGAAAAGATTGTTGACCGATTAGCTCAAGGCGAAACACTTGTAGATATTACAAGCGATAACAACATGCCTACGTACAGAGCAGTAACAAGAGCAGTCGCTGGAGATGATGACATGTTTGAGTTGTACAGGCGTGGACGCATACTACAGGCAGAGTTCTACAGCGATAGAATAAACAAGCTAGCAATGGAGCCCTTACCAGAAGATGGTGATGTCAGGCATCTCAATGCAGAGGTCAATAGACGTAGGCTAGAGATAGATACGCTGAAGTGGACTACAGCCAGGAACCAGCCGTTCGGTATACGTGACAAGAAAGAAGACCAGCCGCAATCACAAGCATTTACGATTAGCTGGCAAGGTGGTGATGTGGCAGTCAACGCGCTTGATGATGATGAACAAGACGTTGTGGTTAAGCACTAGGTTATTATGAGCGATAGTATCCAAGAAATTGAACAACGATTAAAAGCAAAGTATCCTATCTTTGCAAACATCGAAGTAACAGACAAAAGAGAATCTGGTGTAGCTGGGCAAAGAAAGCTTGAGTTCTATCACCCAGAGGATAGTCCAACAGGTAAACCGCTGATAGAAGTGTTTGATCAATCAATGCAAGGTGTTGAACTAGAAAATGCAATACTCGGTGACATGCTGCACAACGCACCATATGTAAACGAAAACTTTGCAAAGCTAAGAAACAAACTTAAACAAACAAGAACTCCTGAGCAAATCTTAGTAGACAAACAAGCATACGAGATTGCAAAAACAAAACATGGTGAACAACGTAGCTTTGATAAGTGGATGGAATACTCAAGACTTGATGCGTTTGTCCGTGGTTATGCTGTTAAACAATGGAATGAAGATTACTACACAAATGAGCAAAAGCTTATGATTGATACAATGATGGATCAGCTTAAACCGGAAGGACCAGCAAGATCGATGATGAGTAAATGATGTTGTATTGTGTGTGTAAGAGACATCCTGAGCGTCCGATCTACGCGCGTGAAATGCATACATTCATATGTTTGAATATGTACAGTAAACCAAGCAGGTTTGAAACAAGGCAACCACTACATCTTGTGGTTTGCAAAAACTGCATAGCTCGCAAAACAACTAAGTGACTGTAATGATTACACAATATCCAAGAGTTAACATAATATATATTATACGAAATAGGATTTGCTATGCGTTTTAAGCATACCAC